TGACCGTCTGAGCCTGTATCAACAACCTCGGCCTCAGTGTTGCCCTCTGCAATTTTGTCGCCAGCACCAGCAGATCCAGAGGATGCCGCTGTGATTCTTCCCTGTGCATCAACGGTGATGCTGCTGAGCGTATAGCTGCCAGCAGTTACAGCCGTGTCGGCAAGTTTTGCAGCCGTAACTGCATCATCGGCAATCTCGGCGGTGCTAATCGTTCCAGAGGCAGCAGCTGTAATCCGACCCTGCGCATCAACAGTTATGTCTGCCGCTGTATAGCTTCCGGCAGTGACTGCGGTATCCGCAAGTTTTGCAGCAGTTACAGCGTCATCCGCAATGTAAGCAGTGGCTATGGCAGTGCCGTTCCACACGCCTGTGGCAATCGTGCCAACGCTTGTCAGGCTTGAGGTGACAACAGCGCTGCCCAAGCTGGTTGCGTCAAGGACTTTGGTCCCTGCAATGCGGAACTCTTTGCCGCTTGCAATGTTGACGTGTTCTGAAAAATCCCAGCTGTCGGTGCTGTTCGTCCAAACAATGGTGTGATCAGTCGCGCCTTTAAGAGTGATGCCACCGCCGTCAGCCGTAACGTCAGTTGGCGTAGCAACGCTTCCCAGCTCAATGTTTTTGTCATCAACGGTCAGCGTTGTGCTGTTGACTGTTGTCGTTGTGCCGTTGACCGTCAGGTTTCCGGCAATCGTGATGTTGTCCTCAAGCTTGGCTGAAGTGATCGACCCGTCAGAAATTTCATTGGTGCCGATCGTCCCTGAACTGGCCGCAGTGATCCGGCCTTGCGCGTCAACCGTGATGTCTGCAGTTGTATAAGACCCAGCGGTGACAGACGTGTCGGCTAACTTCCCTGCAGTAATCGCGTCGTCCGCGATGTCAACAGTTGCCAGTGGGTACGCGCTGACCTTTGTTCCGTCTATGTAACCAAGCGCAGTCCAAGCGGCTGAGCCATCACCGATCTTTAAATATCCCGTGTCTGTTTCATACCCAATCTCCCCAGCTTTCAGGGTTGGGTTGTTGCTGGTCCAATTAGCAGCGGTGTCTCGCCGCTGTTGCATCAATGTTGTTAGCTGAATTGTCATGATGCACCAGGGTCAAGAATGTACGCGGGGACCGCTGTAGCTGATGCCCCATTATATGTATAATCAGGGTCTACAGCCCCAGAAGTCGCGCCAACGCTTTGCAGGTCGCCTTGCAAAACCGCATGACTTACAAGGTCAACTGAAACATCAAAGCGGTCAAAAGAAACATCAGTAACTACCGGAGGTCTTG